AAAGAAGCAGCGACCGAAGCTTTAGCTAGAAGAAAAGCTAAACTTGCAGCTCAAGAGGTATAAATAGTTATATGTCTACATATATACAAGCAGATAAAAGAGTATCACCAGGCGTAAACTCTTCTAGAGTTTCTAGGTCTAAGCAATGGTCTGATTTAGACTTATCTTTAACCTTGCACCCAATTAGAAAAGACATCATGCCATTACGAGATGATGCTGCTCTTCGCAATTCAATTAAAAATTTGTTACTAACAAACTTCTATGAAAGGCCATTTAACATGGGCATTGGCGCTAATATGAGAGCACTATTATTTGAGCCCGCAGATTCTATCACCAGGATTGCTATAAGAGATAATATCGCTAGAACAATATCAGATCACGAACCTAGAGTTGAATTAATCTATATTAAAGTTGATGATCAGGCTGATTCAAACGCATATAATATAATAGTAAAATTTAGAATAAAAGAATACGATACAGAAGATAAAGTGGAAATCGTATTGAGACGAATAAGGTAACCCTATGGCAACAAATTTAAATGTAACGGAACTCGATTTCGATCAAATCAAAAAGAATCTTAAGAACTATCTAAAGACTCAGTCTGATTTTAACGATCATAATTTTGAAGGATCTGGATTATCAACACTACTTGACGTCTTGGCTTATAATACACATTATAATGCTATGACTGCTCACTTTGCGTTGAATGAAGCTTTCTTAGATTCTGCTCAAATTCGCGGTAACGTAGTCACAAGGGCTAAGCTCTTAGGATATACACCAAGGTCGGTACTAGCTCCTCGAGCTGTTGTTAATATTGTTGTTGATATTACAGGTGCTCAAGGAACTATTCCTGGATCTTTATCTTTGCCACGTGGTACAAAATTAACTACTAACGTTGATGGATCAGAATACAGGTATGTAGTGTTGGAAGAGCAATCAGCATTGATTGACTCCGGTGGAACAACCTTTACTTTTAACAATGTTAATATTGTTGAAGGAACTAGAAAGACTCTTTTGTACAGAGTTGATAATGATATTGAAAATCAAAAATTCCAAATTTCGGATCCTGATGCTGATACTTCTACGCTTAGAGTTTTAATTCAAGCAAACGATCAATCGACATCTTATGACAATTATACTAAATTTGAATCTTTGATTAATGTTACCTCAGCTTCAAAAGTATATTACTTGCAAGAAAATTCTGCAGAATATTTTGAAATATATTTTGGCGATGGCGTTACTGGCAAAAAACCAACTAATAATAATATCGTAACTTTAGATTATGTATATACTAAAGGTGGTGAGTCTAATGGAGCTAATGCATTTACTATAGTTGATAATATTGGCGGCTTTGCTAATAAAACTGTAACTACTGTCACTGCTTCTTCTGGTGGTACCGGCAAAGAGACCACTGAGTCTATTCGATTCAATGCTCCTCTTACTTTTACTTCTCAAAATAGAGCAGTAACTTCAGATGATTATAGAGCTATTATTCAAAAATCATTTACAAATATTAATTCTATATCCGCTTGGGGTGGTGAAGATAATGATCCACCAGATTATGGTAAAGTTTATATTGCTATTAAACCTTTGGTTGGAGATTCTCTGACTGAAGGAGAAAAATCTCAAATTATTGGTACTATATTAAAAGGCAAAAACGTAGTTTCTATAACGCCACAAATTGTTGATCCAAATTATACTTACATAGAACTTGATGTGTTCTTTAAATATAATCCAAACTTAACTGATAGAAGTTCAGTTGAATTACAAGCTGTTGTTAGAGATACTATTTCGGATTATAACTTTAACGAATTGAATAAATTTGATGGTGTGTTTAGGCACTCACAACTATTAAAAGCTATTGATAACGCAGATCCTTCTATTCAAAACAGTTCGGTTAGACCATATATGTTTATGAATGTTACTCCGTCTTCTACTGCAGCTAATAACTTTTCAATGAGTTTTACTTCTCCATTTTATAGTACTGGATCTACAGTCAATACGATAAGTTCTACGCCATGGTTATATAATACTGAGACTGTTTACTTTGGTGATATACCAATAACTAACAGCACTAACAGACAAATCATTGCATATAAAATTGTTGCAGGCGAAAATGTAACAGTGATTGCCGATTGTGGTTTAGTTGAAGCAACTGCTGGTAAAGTTACGTTGAAGAACTTTATTCCGGATTCTAATTCTCCTACGACTATTAGAATTACTGTTACTCCAAACTCATTGGATTTAGGTCCAAAGAGAGATCAGCTTGTTGCTATTGATCCATTAAGAGTTACCATCACACCACAAATTGATACTATCGCATTAAGCGGTTCTTCTGGTACTATTGACTATACTACGAATTCAAGGTTAAGATAAATGGCTAGCCATACTGATAGAACTCTATTTTCTTCTGATAATTCATCGCCTGGATATATCCAGTCTGTTGCGTCTTCAAAAAGAAAAACAAAAGAGCATTTAAGAAATGAAGAATTAATACCATCAGAAATATTAGATAATGCTGGTGGTCTTAAGTTATTATTAGAAGCATACTATCGTTTTATGAATTTAGAAGAATTCATTTATTCTGAAGCCGGCGTGTATAGCGATGTTGTCTTGGATAACAAAGCAGTGTTTAGAGTATCTGATCCAAAAAATGAAAACGATCATTTCTTTACAGATGAAACTGGAGCAAGTTCAACTCTTAAGCTCACCAATTCTGATGGTGTGTCAGTATCGCTGGCTTTAAATTCTGGTAACGTTAATATAACAAATGGTAATGATCTACCAGGGTCGTTAGCTTTAAGTACTTCTGAAATTGGTAAAACTTTAACAGTAACTCCATTAGGCACATCATCTGTAGTTAGTGGAAATTTTACTAATGTTTCAACAATAGTTTTAGATTCGCCTAACACTAATATTAACCCAGGGCAATCGGTCAAAGCTTTAGGTGTATCTTCTGAAGTTGTAAGTATTAATGGAACTACTCTTGTATTAAAATCCTCAATATCTGTTACTAATGGTACAACCCTAACATTCACGTTTAATACTCAAATTGCCGAGTTGACAACACCAATAAAATATTGGGCTGGTCCTGGTGCTTCTTATGTATTAAACACCATTGAAGAATCAATGGATATCGATGAAACATCGGCCGCGTACTTAGAATTAATTCAAAAAGAAATTGCAGCAGTTATACCTAGGTCTATTCAAGTTAACAAAAGAAATCTATATAAAAATATCATAGAATATTATAGAATTCGAGGGTCATCAGATTCTATTGAAGTATTCTTTAGATTACTATTTGATGATTCAGTTGAAGTAGAATATCCGTGGGATCAAACGCTTATTCCTTCTTCCGGTAATTGGGAGCCAAATGCTGATCTTCCAAAGGGTGGTAGATATTTAGATAAAAAAGGATTCTTATCAGATACTATTAAGGTTCAGGATTCTTTAAGATATCAACGATTCTCATACCTGATTAGAACAGGTCAAAACCTTAGCAGCTGGGCCGCGGTCTTTGATAGACTAGTTCATCCGGCAGGATTTAAATATTTTGCTGAAATTCTATTGCTATTGTTTGGCACTAGAAATGAGTTAGGAGATGATACAAAAGAAGCTAGAGCGCTTAGGCATATTGGTGGACCTAAGCATAACGAATTAACTGGTGGATCGTATTTTGGTTACGGTAGAGAGAATCGTTTTACTCTATCTTCTATGCCAGATTTACAACCAGGAGTTATTGGATTAGAAGATGTGGCTTTGTTAGTAGAAGCCTTTGTAGCTTCTCATTTACCAGATACTCATGTTAAGATTCATAAATCTGGTAGATTCTCGTTAACAGTAGATTTGAGAGTACAGATTAATTCTCCACCAGTAAACAATCCAAATTACGGTAAAGTTACTGAAGTAGAGATAGCAGATACTGGGTATGGTTATGCATCTGCTCCATCGGTTGTGGTTAATGGTGTTGCTAGAACTGGAACCACTATTACTCAAGCTACGATCACTACTACTATTAATGCTCTTGGGGAAATTGCAACTGCAACAATAACTTCAGCTGGAGCAAATTACAGTGCAGCCTTTGCTAATGTTGCAGGTAACCCTAATGTATCTAAGGTTTCTTCAATTGAGGTTGCTCCAAACACTACCAGACTATATAGTGTAAATCCTGGAATTAATATCTCAGCTCCGACAGCTAAAGATTCTCTTGGTGTATTCTTACCTACAAACGTTACAGCATTAGGCAAGTACTTATTAGCTCCTACGCCAGTTGATTCTATTCAAATATTAAATAGAGGAAGCGGATATAGTTCAGTTCCAACTGTAACTATATCAGCACCACCTTCTGGAACTACTGCAACAGCCATAGCTATTATAGAAAACAATTCGCTATCAACTATTGTAGTTACTAACAAAGGAACTGGTTACGTTGAACTTCCTACTATAACTATTAGTGGGAATGGTACAGGAATCGCTAGGTTAGTTCCATCAGAAATAGCTAGTGGTGCAATCACAAATCCAGGGTTTGGATATGGTGTTGATCCCACTCTATATATTTCATCTAGAGCTTCAAGTGAAAATAGAGTAAAATTTAGAACTCATCGACAAATTATACTTTCTAATCATACCGATATAGCGCAGCCATTTGTTAAGATTTCAAATCCAGCGCAAGCATCCTCATCAAAAAGAGGACGTACTTTATATAATGGTTCTCTTTTAAAAGTTGGAGCATTGAGTAGCGGGACAAACTGGACAATATCACAATCGGCTGTAACTGATGATGCTTGGAATATAGCTCATGAAGTTACAATAGCAGCAGTTGGATATAGGTCTATACCAGAAAACAGTTATTATAACCAAAAATCTAATATGGTAACGTATAGTAAATTATATGATTATAATGAAACCTTAGAGGCATTAGCTAACGTAGAATTGCAAAGTACCTCTATAAATGATATAAATAAATATAATACGAATACATTTATTCACATAGATTAATTACAGGACAGAGACATGACAGCAATCGTAACTTCTAAATTCAGAGTGTTGAATGCAGAAAATTTTAAAGAAGATATATCATCAGCAGGTACGGAAGTATTTGTTGGAATCGGTAAAACCGATGCGTGGTCTTTAACTACTTCTGATACAACAGACACAACCCCATTCGTTCCTTATGATACGCTGGACAGTATAACAGAAGCCCGCGAAAACCTGTTCGGAATGAAAAGACTGGCAGCTTCAGATATATCGCACGTAGTCCCAAGACATACATGGACTACTAATTCTACTTATGTTGCTTGGGATTCTAATGATGCTGATATTTTTGATAAAGCATTTTACATTATCACAAAAGACTTTAAAGTTTATAAGTGTATTATTGCTGGTACTAGTGGATCAACTCAAGAGCCTGTACAAACTTTGACAGATCCTCAACCAGAATCTGATGGATATGTTTGGAAGTATATGTTTACTGTTTCTGTTGCTGATGCAGAGAAATTCTTAACTACTTCTTATATGCCAGTCAAAACAGTATCCCTTGCTTATGCTGACGATGCCGCGGCCGAGACCGCTTTATCTGAAGGTGATTATGCTCAGTACTTAAACCAAAAAGCTTCAAGAGATTCAGTTACTGCTGCAGGTATTGAAAAGATACATGTTACCGATGGCGGAACTGGATATACTCAAGCTCCTGTTGTAAATATTACTGGAAATGGAACTGGTGCTACGGCTACAGCTGCTTTTTCTGGTGGATCTGTTACTTCAATTACAGTTACTGCTAAGGGTACTGATTATTCAATATCAGATATTATTATTTCTGGTGGTGGTGGTTCAGCCGCTGATGCTACAGCAAGAGGTGTTCTTTCTCCAGTAAATGGCCATGGTATAGATCCTGTAAAAGATCTTGGTGCATTCTTCATTGCTATTAATACTTTGTTGACCGGTAATGAAGGAGCCGATCTAACTGTTGGTAACGACTTTAGACAAATCACATTGGTCAAAAACCCATTTAACTTTGGTACTACTACGGTTTCAACTTCGACTACATTAAATGCTACTCCAGCATTAAAGTTCACTACTGCTCCAACTTTTGTAGTAGATGAATTAATTACTCAAGGCAGTAACCCTGATTCTCCTCAAGCGTATGTTACATTTATTAATGCTGGAACTGGGGATGTATATTTTAATCAAAATAGTAAAACCGGTTATGGTCCTTTCGTAGAAAGTGTAGCGGTTGTTGGTGCTACTTCTGCAGCTAGTCACGTGACAAAAACAGCAGCAGCAGGGTTCTTACTTAATGAAGAAGTAGATAAGCATTCTGGAGATATTATATTCTTAGAGAATAGAAACCCAATTAATAGAACTGTTACTCAGATTGAAGATATTAAAATCATCATCGAATTCTAATATAGATATTATTAAAAGAGAGGACTTATGTCAACAACATCAATAAAAATTTTTCCAGATCAGCCATATTGGGATACTTTTGACGAAACCAAAAATTATCATAGAGTTTTATTCCGCCCTGGATATGCTGTTCAAGCTAGAGAGCTTACTCAAATGCAAACGGCTCTCCAAGCTCAAATTGATAGACATGGTCAATATGCTTTCAAAGATGGATCAAGAGTTGTTAATGGTGAAGTTTCTGTTAATATCGAATATGATTATATTAAAGTAGAATCAACCTTTACACATTCAGCTGGCACTGGTAATGTTGCGGGCTTATCTAATTTTAAAGGTGAGATCATAACTGGTTCTAGTCAATCAGGAAACCAAGTAACTGCTGTAGTAGTAGATGTAATTGTAGCTGCTGGTGGAGATGCTGATACCTTATATATTGCCTATCAAAGTAAAGGTGGTTCTGCAAAAGACGTTGATAAGTTTGTTGTAGGAGAAGTATTTACTGCAACTACTGCAATAGGTCTTAAATATGGAATGGTTGGTGGTGGTACTAACACTGATGGAGCTGGCGCAGATTCTGTTATTTCTAATGCTATTGGCCAAGGTTCATCAGCTTCAATAAGAGAAGGTGTATACTTTATATCTGGTTGTTTCACATATGTTCCAGAGGCTACTTTAATATTAGACAAGTATACTAGTGCTCCAACATACATTGTTGGTTTACAAGTTGCTGAGAATCTAGTAACTTCTGCTGAAGATGGGAATCTAAATGATAATGCTCAAGGAGTTCCAAACACTGCAGCTCCCGGTGCTTCAAGATATCAAATAGCAACTACACTCATTAAAGAAAGCGTTAACCTAGGTGATCCTACAGATGCTTCAGCAAGTGGTGATAGCGCTAGAACAATTCTTAACTATATTCCATTATTAACTGTAACTAATGGTATTGTATCAGTTGATACTTCAGATAAAACTTCGGATACTGGATTAACTCTACGTTTAGCTCGTAGAACATATGAAGAGTCTGGTAGTTATGTTACTAAACCTTTTGAATTAGAAATATTAGAACATCTTAATACTGGAACAAACTTTGGTAAGTATCTTGCCGCTGATGGCGGAAGCGCTGATAAGATTGCTCTTGGTATTGAACCATCAGTTGCTTATGTTCAAGGCTTTAGAGCTGAAAAGCTAGTAACAGAATATGTAAATGTTGATAAGCCACGAGGAGCTAATTCTACTGGATTCCAGAATTTATCGTATACTCAAATTCAACTTGGTAACTATGTTAAGTTATCTTTAACTGGGTTAAGAGGAATTCCAGATTTAGAAACTTATAAAACTATTACGCTAAAAGATGCTGGAGCTAGCGTAGGTACTGCTAGAGTTCGTGGATTTGAAAGTTATTCAGACCATGTAAGATTATACTTGTTTGATATAACCATGACAACTGGAGCTTTTAGTGCGGTTGATAATGTATATCAGGTAGCTGCAGGCGGAGGCTATACAGAAAACTTCGTAGGTAATTTCGTACCAGCCTCAGATGGTATTAGATATGATGCTGGTAACAATAGAAATGTATTTAAACTACCACAAGACGCTATTAAAACTTTAAGAACAAACGGTGTTAATGATACTGTTTATAAAGTTAAAAAGGTTATACCTGTTATTGTGAGCAGTGGACAATTAATTATAACTGAGAGTGTTGGCAAATTTGCAGATACTGCTGATATTACTATTGCGCCTATCGGCATTGATGTTAAGACTAGCACCGCTGGAAATGCTACTGTTGCTGCAAACTTTCAAACAATTACATTCGATTGTAGTGGTAGTGGATTAAATATTCCAAATGGCACTGTGTGTAGAGTGATATCAACCGTTGAAAAGAATGCAGCTCAAAAACAAAAAACTAATACTACTGCCACAACTACTATTAATGTTACTAACGGCAACGCAGCTTCATACGAATTAGAAAAAGCTGATATTATTAGTATTACATCTATTGTTGATAGCGCTAGTGTAAATGTTACTGATAGATTTACTTTTGACAACGGTCAAAGAGATAACTTCTATGCTGAAGGTAAAATTATTAAACTAGCTGCTACAGCTGCAGTGGCCACGGGTAATATGGTTATAACATTTAAGCATTACGCTCATTCGGTTGGAGATTATTTCTCAGTAGATTCATATAGCGCAAACGATTATGATACTATACCTACTTTTGATAGTACTGCGGGAACATTAGAATTAAGAGATTGCATTGACTTTAGACCACTTAAGGCTCAAAGCGGAGCAACTACTGGTTCTGAATTTAGTACAGGAGCTGGATTTGTTTTATCTCCTGCTCCTAAAGTTGGGCATGCTCTTAAAGCTGACCTTGCATACTACTTGCCAAGAATTGATAAGCTATTCATTAAAAGAGATGGCACCTTTGAAATTGCTAAGGGTGTTCCTTCTGAAAGGCCCGCTCCTCCCGAAGACAGAGAAGATGCTCTTACATTATATCAATTAAGAATGAGGCCTTATGGCTTTACCTTAGCCGATATTGTACCAGATATTACAGATAACAAACGATACACAATGAGAGATATCGGTAAACTTGATAAGCGGCTAAAAAATGTCGAGTATTATACTTCGCTTTCTTTGCTAGAGCAAAGCGCGGCCGATACACATATTGTTGATGCAGATGGCAAGCCAAGATTTAAAAATGGATTTATCGTTGATACTTTTAAAGATCACTCAATCGGTAACCCAGCTAACCCAGATCATAAGTGTTCTATTGATAAAGTTCAAGGTGTATTAAGAGCTAAGTATGATTCTAGAAATGTAAACCTGATTAAAAAGCCTGGAGTTACAGACACTGCATCGAAGAATGGTTCAATTTGGACTATGCCTTATGATCAACATAACGAGACAGTACAACCTTACGCATCAGTAGCTATTAATGTCAACCCGTATAATGTATTTGATTGGGGTGGACAAGTTAGATTATCTCCTGAATCGGATGAGTGGAAAGAGGTTGATGTTAGACCAGATATTATTATTGATGAAAATGGTCAATACGATCAATTTGTTATAATGGCCAATGAAACTGGTATTCTAGGAACTGTTTGGAATGAGTGGGAAACTAACTGGGTAGGAAGAGAAGTTAACGAAGATTCTAGTAGAGAAAGAGGTCGCCAGGCAGGTTTTAGCTTTGATCAAACTAAGGTTACGACTGTAACCACTACAACTGTTACTAGTGATCAATCTAGAACGGGCCTTCGAACTGATGTTGGATTTGATACTGTTAGTAAAGAAACTGGCGCTAGAGTAGTTGAAACAAACTTTGTACCATTCATGAGATCTAGAAAGATATTCTTTGAAGGTACCTTAATGAAACCTAATACAAAAGTATTTGCGTTCTTTAACAATATTAACGTTACAGCATATTGTAAATCCGAAGCTTTCCAAGAATGGTCTGATCAATCAAGCGATCAATCTAAACTTTATACCGG